CAGCAAATAATATAGCTTTTGCTAATCTTCTGGCCTGACCTCGGCTGGTACACGCAAATCCTTTTACCTGCTTAATAATTACCCCTAGCTTGGCTATCGAAGCGGTATCTTCATAAACCTCATAATCTATCTCTCTACTATCCATGTTGAAGTAAGAAACAGAAATTACAGTATTTCTTGTTTTTAATCCACTTCCCGAATAACTAAATCCTTCAGAAGTTACATTGGCAAGATTAAATAAATAACTTGAATCTTTTGGACTATCTTGTGCAAGTTGAATAGTACCAGCAGACCATATTGGCATACATCTCATAACACCTGCTAATTCATTTATTAGATCAAATGCTTCACTAGATGATTGAATATTGACATTGCAACTAAATCTGGCTTCTTGTCCTCCAAACCCATCATCAACAAGAGTATTTGCAAATTTACTGGCAGTAACAAAAGAGAATAAATCAAGAGAACTTTCTGTTATATGATTGCCAAACCCATAGCGTGTGTCTAAAAGTAAGTCTAATAAGACCATCGCAGGACATGAGCACCATTGAGCAGCACCCATAACTCCATTAAAAATATAACCATCAGGATAGATAATACGACCAGTTGTACTATCAACAGTTGGAGTTCCAGAACTACTAGCACCAGCACCAGGAATCCTTACTTTTATTCCTCTAATACGATATTTTCTTGTTGGTATTGATTGAAACTGCATGGAGTCCAATCTAAGAGAAGCATAAGCACTATTCGCATAAGTATTAGAATCATCAATAATTTCTCCCAAACTTGTCCATGTAAAAGCATTAATAACACTTGAACTTGTACTATCTGCAGTTACTCTTGTAACTCTTATATCAACAGGAAAAGCACCTGTAAGATTTATTCTGTAATCTCTTTGGTACGCATCAGCAGTTCGACCTGTAACAGTATCATCAATAACATCAGTAAATCCACCAGAATTATATTGAACCGCTATTTTTAATTGAACAGAAGAACCTAATAAATCACCTTTGTTAGTAGCTTTTTGCATCTGTGGAAAGGTAATTGTTACATTTACGGCATCAACATTTGAATTTGTAATCTGTCTAGTAACTGGAGAAGATTGAGTAACAGTAACTCCTACTGCTGTGATAGAAGAACTACTTTCAATACCTTCAACTTTTGTTTGATCTGATGTTCCAAATCTAGGATTAAATGATACGTCTTGAAAATTAAAATCAGTTGCAGCTGGAGAAGCAGAAGTAGCTTGAGATTGCAGGATAGGAGTATCATTTAAAAATACATCTTTTAAAGCAGCGTTATTATATGCAGTTGTACCTTTTGTCAAACCTTCTTTTGAAGCCGAAGCAAAACCTTCTATCTCTCCCTCAGAAATAAGATCAAGAAAAGTAGCAAATTGCCTACTATGTAAATTATCAGGTGTTCTAGTTGGTTGGGGTGGGGTCGGAGGAGCAGGAGGACCACCACTACCTCTAATAATTTTCTTTGTCATGCCTGTACCTGTTGAGTATCAACAGCACCACTTATAACAACTGATCCTGTAATTATTTCTCCATAAACTATTGGAACTGGAGTACCTGCTCTTGATGTATTTTGCGTACCAGAAAAACCAAAAGATATTCTAGGATCTTGTTCTGATTTAAATTCTTGTGGTTTAGGCAAAGGAAATAACATTTCACTTACACCAGATAACACTAAAGAAGCTCCAACATATACAGCAGCTTGGGCAGCAAACGCACCATAAGAAAACGCACCAATAGTGCCCGTTCCAAATGTTAACCCCGTAGCTCCAAGACTTGCACCACCTGTAGCAAAAGCCAAACCAATTAAAGCAGCACCACCTAAAATCCTTCCTGCTCCTCTTCCTGCACCACTAATAACAGGAACAATATGTATATCTTCTTGTCCTATTGGATGATGTATCTCTTCTTCGTTTATCGCATAATTACCAACTTTTACCTGATAATATTGAGGGTTCATATATTTCTCTACCTGCGGAAAATTATTAACAAGAAAACTAACTGCTTTTGAAAGACTATCTACTTGTATTTCAAATTCTTTATGACCTACAAATTCTGCAAGCTCGCCATATAACTTTAATTTACGCAACATAACGATACCTCCCTCCTGTACATTTTAACAACCATTGAGAATAAGGTTCTCTACAAGATAGTCTATCGGTTAAATGGTGTAAAACATCTCCATCTAGAAAAATAGCTACATGATTCAAACCAGCAGATCCAATAGACATTAACAAAGCATCACCATTTATAAGTTTCTCATCTGGTCTAAGTTCTCTAAAACCAGTTCTACAAGCACAACTTTCAAACATAGGATTCAAAATAAACTCTTCTGGTGTTGTAGGTCTATCCCAATCTTTTAATTCAATATTTTTTTTTTGCTTATACCAATCTCTTACCAAACTCCAGCAGTCAGTTACACCCCAAACCCAAGGTCTACCAAGTAAAGGTGGTTTGTATCCATAAGGTTCACAGTAACCCCATTTTTCTGTTTTTGGATTAACAATATGCCACGGAAGATTACTTTGTTCACAACTAATTTGATCTGCCTGACTAGGTGTAGGAGGTGTTACAGGATGACTATGAACAATGGCTGTTATTTCTCCAGTATTATCTGCTTTTACATAATCTTCTGGATCAATGATAAAACATTGATGATTTGTCATTGAAAGATTACGACAAGGAAAATATTTTTCTTTTCCTCGAATATTCAATAATAAACCGCAAGACTCTTTAGGATCTTGGTCTTTCGCATGAACAAGTGCCTCTTCTTTCCAACTCATACTATAAACGTGCCTATTGAAGGAAATTCAGTTCTTGTGCATTGTCTTTTTGGTGCACGAACCCCAGCAATATCAAAAACTGCCGCCAATTCAAATTGCACAATTTCTCTATTCTCTGATGATTTTCTATCAATTTTATATATTTCTTGAGGAAACTCTGCTGTAGGATCTGGTGTTCCTAATGGATTTGTACCTCCACTAAAATTAGCTGCATCAAGATAACGTGCCAAAGTTCTAATTCTTGTCACAGTAGCTCCCGTTAAATCATTTCCTGTTGTTACCTGATTAACATTTAACAAGATAGCTGTAATAGTTCCGAGAGCATTACTGATAGTCAAAGTAGGTCTGGGAAGTTGACCTTTTCTAAAAGCAAAACCTTCTGCCTGTATTGGCATTTTTGAATATTGATTACCAGCCCAAACAATATCTCCATTAGCATTTAAACTCGTTCCATTATGAAATCGATATGTTGTTGCAGATCCATGTAAAGTTGCATCTGTAGTTATTGTAAATAATTCAATTATTGCTGAAGGGTTGATCTTTTGTAGATCAGTAATTATTGGAGCAGTACTCATGGTTCAAATACTTCTCTAAATGTTGCCTGTATTGTAGCTCTATTGTTATATGGTAT